TGCCTGGGCTTCTACTTGGTTTAGGGTCAAATTGACAGTGGACCAGAAAAACTCACAAATTGTTCCGAAAGATAACTGGTTTTGGAATTTGGGGATCAGCTGCAAAGACCAGTTATCCGGGATAACGGACACGCTGGTCGGAGTCGCAGGCACATCAATGGTGAAAACTAGCGTGCTAATGCTAGAGCCCACGCCGTTGGCTGCAATAGCTTGCACCCTCGCTTCGTAGGAGCCCGCAGCAAGGCCCGTAAGGACGCACTCGTTTGCGGGTGTGCGGACGCTATATTGCAGCGCTCCCGCTTTGTAGACGTTAACGATGTTGTCTACAACTTGCGTGCCGAAATTGCCCCACTGCAACACGCCCTGGACGATATCCCCTACAGGCTTGGCAGTGTATCTTAAGTTGCTTGGCGCAGGAGGCCCTGAGCTTGGCAGATTAGTCAAAGGAGGGTTGACAACAGCTTGCCCGGGTATGTCACCGTACATTTGGGGGCTGTCTTGGATAAGGATAAGTTTAACCCCGCCTTGGACGTTAAAGGACCAAGAATCAACTTTGTACTCAACTCCGTCTATCTGCAACTCGGGGATGAAGACTTTGACGTTTTTGCCAGGGCGGTAAGCGAAGCCGCTGTAGTTCATGGGCACTTGCAGAATGGCGCCCACGCGAGCTCTACGCATTTTCATTGCGCAAATACGTTGAGCTTGGTATTCGTCGGTTACAAAGCGAAAATCGATATCTTTCGTGATTTCTCTGCCGTCCTCTGCGACCCATTCTGCAACTGAAACAGGCGGGAAGTCGCTTTGTATGAACTTCTGGCTTGCGTTGATGAACTTGCCACGGTAGGTGTTAAAACGATCTCTTTCAGAAGTCTCGGGTGTAATTTGAACGTCACCGCAGATTTGACGGCTATGCAGTTCTAAAGTTGCAGGACCTTGGTAAGCACCTACCATGAGCCCGTGCTTGCCTCCAGTGTACACGCGATCGCCTGCACAAGACAGCAAGATGGCTTCCATGACCTTGACACGACTTTCGTTAAAATCGAACTCACCGTGGGTGCGGTATCGAAACCCAGACCCTGCTGCTGTGGCCACAAGTTCATCACAAATGTTCGCGCAGCTTTTAAACTGTTCGACTAAGACGTCCGAGTCGGCTACCCCGCAAAATGTCTTCAAGAAGTGCAAATAGACGAGGGCGCTGTTCGCGCTCCAAGCTGTCTTGCCTGTGCGTGGGTCATAGACTTTGTACCCCCTCTTGACCATTTTGATGTTGGGGATGCCGTTGGGGAACTTGTCCGCACTGAACTTCAACGTTACCCGAACAAATGCGATATTCTTGCCGATCATCGTTGAATCCCAGCTAGGGCAATTGGCAAGAAGGTAAGGGTCTGCAACTTGTCGATTGTTGTGCAGTTCGTACGATGCGTATTGGCCATAAGACTCGATAGGCTCGTCGTTCAAGTACACTTGCCCGATGCTTGTAATCTCATGGCCAGCGATAGCGATGCACATGTGGAGAAGTTCGTCTTTGTCTTGCTCGCCTGGTTCCTCTTCAGCGAAGAACAGCACACCCGAGCCCATAACCTCCCCGTACACTGCGAGCTTAGGCGCCGCAGCGGAACGTAGAACTTGCTTACGCTCTTGGGGGCTTGCGTAGCTATCGAAAGAAGGGGTTTTAGTGGTGAGTGCAGCGGTGACGGAGAACGCAACCGAGGCAATCGCGACGGCTGTGGCTATTGTGGCCCCCGCAAAGGCGGCCCCGGCTCCTACTGCTACAGCGGCAGCGATCGCGACTGGTGGCATTTATTCTACTCTCCAAGAGGTCTTGACTTCTGGTTTGAGGATTGCTAACCCATTGAGGCTGACTGACCATACTACCCCATCTACCCCTTGGATGCCAGCGGTTAGCCCTAGCTCGCTTTCAAAGACAACAATATCTCCTCTTTGTGCGAAAGCAGGGTCTACCCTTTCAAACATTGCATCAAAGGCAGCCTCGACAGACCCGTGGTTCTTACTAAGAGCTCTCTTAGCGCCTGTTGCTGTTGTGTATGTGCCCCTGTAAGCTTGCGCAGGGTCCTTACCGCATAGTGCGATGCAGCAATCGGCAGCAAAGAGGCAACAATCGTGCTCACCCCATGAGAACTCTTTCTGTTTAGCAGACTCGATGTGTTGAAATAAGGCTGTGGGCCAATCTTGGATTCTCATCAGTACCTCGCAAAAGGTAAGGCGTCTTGTTTAGCGCCCCAGTAAATTGGGCGTTCGGCCATTTGGCCTACCTTACTCATAATGTGGTCACCAGGGTTGCTAGCAAGATGTGACTCTTCTGTGTAGCGGTCAGGCAAGCCTTCTTTCCACTTTTCAAACACGTTAGCAAGCGTATAGCTGACGGCGTTAACTTCGCCTGCGGTCATCCCGCTCCCGGATATATAACCTTGATAAAGCACATTGGTGGAGATCACAGCCCCGAGTGAATTAAAACAAGCAAACAAAACCTTACCAGGTCGACCTACACACTTTTCGTTCAAAACAGTACCGATGATGCTAGTGTCAAGGCCGTTTAATATAACAGTAACACCTTTGCTAGTCAGAGTGCCGTCCTCGGTAACGACCCCAATTTCCCCCAAGGCACCCACCCCAAGATAAGTGTTCCCACCTATAGTGAGGGGGCCTAGAGCTGAATGAACTCTAGTCACACCGGAGGGAAAATCGAGCTCCACTGCCATGCAAACTGTCACATCAGGTTGGCTTAGAGCTTCTAAAAAGTCTTCAGTGAATATACTCATGTAAACTGACATTAGTAGAAGCTCTCTCTGAATTTGATTTGGAACTTGTTAACCATACCAGGTGAGCGGTCTGGCCCCGTTTCAGTTTCATCGATCTTGAAGTACCCGCAAGGCGACGCTACGTTGACAGCTTGCCCAGAGGCGTAGGAGCCCCTCAACCAGGGTGCGATCTTGATAGTCGCCCGCCCCGCAGCGTCCGAACTGACGTCCTCTAACACATATTTCAGCTCGTCGCCTACTTCCAGGTATTCGCCTTTTCTGAGTACGTTGACCACATTGGGAGGCCAGCCCTGCGTTACCAGCGAGCCTCCTGTTTGGGCGTTACCGAACACAAGCACCCCCGTTCTGTTGGTGGCAGCGCGACCGAAGTCGGGTATGCGCACTCTGCCCCCATTGTCTAAGCTGAAAAGAACAGCCTCCAATTCGCGGGCTTCGTCATCGTCCAGTTGATCGAAGCCTATTGTTACTTGCCAAGAGGAACCTGGGAAATGAGCGTCTTGTGAAGCTTTGTTAAAAGGGCTCGTGAACTGTTTAGTGTTAGTCCGAAGCTTGATCGAAAAGGTGCTGGGTATCAAGTCAACAGGCCAATTTATAGTTTGAGCCATATTCAACTCCGAATGGTCTGATAAATCGGGCCGTTGTTTTGAGCGTCCTCGTGTACGCGAGAAACTGCCCTTGTCGCCCCTTGCTCCGCCGCCTCTTCTACTGCTGCTCGCAAAGCAGCGTCACCGCTACCCGTGATTTGGAAATACTGAGTCAAGTATATTGTGCTTGAACTCGCACCTCCAGAGTTATTACTCAGGAACTCTTTGAGGTCGGCATTGGTGCGACGATCTACAACACGTTCCCCTTTGTCCAGGAGCCAAGTACCCTCTTTAGGTATGTTGTCGATACCGTCGTGCGCCATACCGACGCTGGTGACTTGCTGCACAAGGTTAGCACCCGCCGCAGCAACGGCAGCCATGTTTGCGAACTTCTGCAAGGGCGTAAGGGCAGTGGGGTCCGCCAGCGCTTGTGCTACAGCAGCGGCAACCTTTACGCTAGCATCTGCAATAGCAAAGGCTTTGGAGGCAGCAAATGCAACCTTATAAGCGTTGCTGTTTTTCTTGCCCATTGCTTCAAGAGTGGTTGCAAGGGCCCCTGCCATGTCTCCTGCGCTGGAAGCAAAGCTTAAAAGCTCACGAGACTGGTATTTAGCTTGTTGCTGATACATCTTGGTGTAAAGCTCGTGGCGTTTATCCAAGAAATCTTCTTCAGTCACAAGCTGAGCATCGCGAGCGGCTTGCAGTGCTGCCAGTTCACGGTCGTACTCGTTTTGAGCCTCTTGAGCAGGGTTGTACATGCCCGCGATTTCTTCGCGCTCAGTTACAGCTTGATCACGAAGTAGCTGCAAGCGCTGTTGCAGGTAGTTACCCTCAGCTTCAAGGCGTGCTTGGTTCGCGGCTTGGAGGTCTAACAAACCTGCTTCTTGAAGTTGACGAATGGTGTTGTTAGCTTCTTCGTAAGCTGTCTTCATTTTCAAAGCAGGGTTGTATTCACCTGCGAGTTGCTCACGCTCACGGTCGTACTTGACTTGTATTGCGGTAAGCGCTTTTTGTAACTGCTCTTCTGTCGCCCCAGCACGCTCTGCTTTTTTGCGCATCTGTGCTTCTTCAGCTGCTTGCTGAGAGCGCAAACGATCTACAGCAGTCAGACCGCGAGCTTCAGCTTTTTCGTAAGCTTTATCCCACTGATCTTGGTATCTTTCTGCTGCACGATTTTGGCGAATTTCTGCTCGATCGTCTTTGCGTTGTTGTGCTAGCTTCTCTTGCGCTTCCGCGGCTTGCTTAGACATGTCGAGGAACTTGACAAGCCCTTTTTGATCCTCAGTAACAGCAGCGGCTGCATCAATGTGGCCAGCAATATAATCGTCGACAAACTTTTTATTTTCAGCGTAAACCTTAGAAGCGCGGTTCTGCACGTCTTGCAACTGGGAAGCTTGAACAGTCAAACCTGCAAGCCTTAATCTGGCTACGTCTGCTTCATTGCCTTGGGCTTGCAGTGCTCTTGTCAAGTCTGCACTTTGCTTTTGTACTGTGCGCATTTTAAGAGCCGCGTCTGCTGTGTATACGTAAGCAGTACCCAGACCTGTAACTGCGTTGCGGAGGTTGTCCGTGACAGTTTGAGCGTTTTGTTGTACTTGGTTTAACTCTTGTTGAGTCTTGGAATGTGCAGCAACTGCAATTGCAACGTCGCCTTGAAGTTGCTTGACAGCTTCCATTCTCTGCTCGTAACGGAAACTGCCTTCTGTGAGGTTTTTAGTTGCTTTGGTTGCTTCGTTGAAGCGATACTCAGCTTCTTGAATTGCTAAAGCTTCTTCCCTTAAAGTATCCTTAAGTCTAGACTCTGCTCGTTGCAGTTCAACTTGAAGACCTTTTTGCTGTTCAATGGTGAGGTTTTTAAGTCTGGAGGTGAGAGTGTCAGTTTCGACACCCATGTTGCGTGCAGACTCTGTCGCTCTGTCTTGAGCTTGACTGTAAGCGTACCAAGCTCCCGCAGCGATAAGGATGACACCAGCAGGGCCTCCTAGCAAGCCCATAATACCACGACCAGCAGCCATAACAACGTTCAGTCGAGTCTGTGCGGCAACTTGGGTGTTGGTGACAGTTGTCAACGCTGCTTGGGCTGCTGTAAGCTCTACGGTCGCAGCAGCGGCAGCGTTCTTGGCTTGATAATGGGCAACAAGGGCAGAGGTTCCTTTGTAGGTTTGCTGCTCGGCCATGAACGCTGCCTTAGTTGCAACCACTTCAGCGTTTGCTGCTGCTAAAGTTGCTTGCGCAGTAGTAACGCGAGCCGCAGCCTCTTGCACTTTTACGGAGGTAAGCGCTTGGGCTGCCCCCACTTCCTGCGCAGCAGCTATCGCAGACTGTATGGATGCAGCGGCAGTGGCACCATAAGCGGTAACCACACGCCCTACAAGGACAGCCGCAAGCACACCTGCGACAGTTGCAACCGTATCCAGGTTCTCAGACAAGCCGATGACAGTTGTACCCAGCAAGTGGGTTGCGCTTGACACGCTTGCACTGGTGCCTGCAAACTTGACAAGGTTGTTGTTAGCCATTGCAAGCTGCTGGCTAAAGGTTGCAGTGGTCTTGTTGAACTCTTTGTCAATCGCTTCTGAAGCGTCGTAGATTGCGCGGGTAACAACGTCAGAGGTCAATTTACCTTGCCCTGCCATGGCCCGCAGCTCACCTGTGGTTACATGCAAGGAATCGGCCATAGCTTTGAGCAGACGCGGAGCTTGTTCTGACACAGACCGGAATTCGTCACCCCTCAAGACGCCAGATTGCAAACCTTGGGATAGCTGAACTATTGCAGCACCCGCTTCTGCCGCTGTCGCGCCCGAAACAATCATCGCTTTGTTGATCGTTTCTGTCACCCTTGCGACTTGCAACCCTGTTACATTGTACGAAGCAAGTGATCTTTCCATGCGAGCGTACAGGGTGGCGGTCGCACCCAAGTCCGTGCGAGTACGCTGAGCGATCTCAAACACTCGCCCTTGCAAATCCGCCATGCGGGCTTGCTCTGTGTTAGCGTTTGCCAGCTTGTTCGTCATTGACGTCCAAGCATCGTTGAGGTTTACAACAGCCGCAGTGGAACCCACCAGGAAAGCGATCATACCTGTCGCAGCCATGGTGTTCATGATCACTTGTGAGCCGTTCATAGTGCGGTTGAGACGTTCTGTTTGTGCTACCATTCGAGTGGTAACAGTTTCAGTCTGCACGCCTGCTTCGCGCAAACGCCTAAGGGCAGCTTCCGCACCTTTTATACCATCCGAGCGCACTCGGATGACAATGTCAGCATCTTCCATTATTTCTTACCCTTAGGCTTTGGCGGATTATTGACAAGATATTCTTGGTGAGCTTGCTGTCTCTTGAAGGTGAAGTGTTGATGCTCCAGACAAAGCTGTCGTATCAACTCGGCTTCAATGTAAGTGAGCTCAATTTTAGAAAAGGCTTGCCAGGATTGCAGCTCAGTATAACTGAATTGGCCGCCATTGTAAAAGTCCCGGAAATAAGCATAAATGTAGGCCAACTCTTCGGGAAGTTTAGAGTCTTCGTAAGCTTGAAGCTGGTGAGGGGTTTTACCTGTTTGCTTTCGGATGTTGCAAAGCTGGTGGTAGAGCGTTGACTTACCCCCGACCGGCGGTACGTGCATTTGCCAGTCGAGGGTTGCGTACTGAATTACTTTTTGTCGTTGTTCTTGAAAAAAAGGGAGTCTTTGGCGCTTTGCACGCTGATGAGGTCTTTCATGTGCGGGTTGGCTTGCAAGAACTCAACGACGTTGGCAGCATTGCATTCCTCTTCGAAAGACCAGGCGGAAACCAGACTCGCAAAAGCAGAACGCTCCAACTCGTCCAGGGTAGCTTCATCCAAAGGCTCCCCTTTGGTAGCCATTCTCAGCACTTGGATTTGACGGGCCATGTTGGCTTGTGCTTCACGGAAGGCGGAGCTGTAGACACTACGGATAGTGAGCGTTTCACCTGTCGACGTCATGCCAGGGAAAACAACGGGGATTTCAACTGTTGTTTCGCCGCCGGAGATCTGAACGTTGTAGATTTTAAAACTTGCCATGTGACTTCTCCAAAAAGGTGTTAAGCCACTATCAACGATCAACACCAAAAAGTAAAGGCCCCGAAGGGCCTTTGTTGTAACCACAATTCTTAGGCGAACGAGTCGATTCGGGCTGTACCTTTGACGAGCGGGTCAGCAACGGTCGCGGCAGTAATTGTCGCAGGTCCGGTCGGGCTCGCAGCGGCTGTAAACAAACCGGACGAGTTGATCGTACCAGCTCCTGCGGGAGTTACTGTCCAGGTTACTGCTTGGTTGGTTGTACCAGTCACCGTCGCTTTAAACTGCTTGGTGCCAGCCGGGGCCATTGTAGGAACGAAAGCTGGTGTTACCAGCACACCTGTCGGCGGAGGTACGACCACCTTACGCTCAATCTTGATCGAAGAAGCGGTCGCATCGTCCAGCAGTGCGCGATAGTTCATGTTTTGCATGATATCACCTTCACCGTCGACAGGGTGCGGGGCTTCTGTGATCTTCACACGGGGGAAGGTGATCTGGTAAGTGTTACCAGCCGCCCCGTCGGAGATCGCCAGAGAGATCAGCTGCTCCAGCTCGTTCAGGTAAGCCAAACGGAGAGCGTTGTTCTCGAAGTAGGCCGTCAGACTGCCCGTGACGTTGCGACGCTTGGCACCCGGCTTGATCGAGAACTTGGAACCGACAACAAAGCGGGGCTCGATGCCGTTCTCAATGGTAATGGACATTTCGGTGATAACGTCCAGACTTTCGCCGTTCGAACTGAGGGAGCCAGAGAAGCCGTCCATCGGGCTCGTTTTGGTTCGCGGAGAGATAGTCCAGCCAGCCGGCAAAGCTGCGAGCTGTTCCATCGTGCGGCCAACCAGACCGAACTCGATAGTAGTCATGTTGGCAGCAGATACGTTGATAGTCATGGTGTTAACTTCGCAACCGCGATACACGGTATAGGGAAGATCTTGAATATCTTCGTTGAAGTCGACAAAAGTGAAAGATTGACGCTTCACCCCACCTTTGACAACATCGGTCGCCCAGGCGCCGCGCAGAGCAGCAGCGATCAAATCGTCGAAAGTGCCGTAGGAAAGCTCAGCAGAAGCGGTACCTGCGACATGGCGGGTGCCAAGACGGAAATCAGCAACCTCCGCATCGTTACGGATTTCCGCAGACTGCAAAGCAGTGATGTTGATGTCGAGACCGGACTTCGTCGCACGGAACACCTTCAAAGTGGGGTTGGACGGAGTGACCCCAGAAGTTGCCTCTGCGACGAAGTAACTGGCGTAACGTGAACCTTCAGCCATGATTGCTTCCTCTATCTAGGCTCACGAGCGAGCCAGTAAACTGTGATATAGCTTGCGTCCCATACCGTTTCAGTGCCACCTGCGGACAAATCTGCCATCGACGTTTGACCGCCAGACGAAAAGGTCTTACGTTCAATTCGGAGCATACACCCTTCAGGTGCTTGTAACCGTCCCGGTACAGGGAAAAGACGGTTGATCAAGTCTCTTACTGTTTTTGATTCGACAGTACCCTCGTTTATGCGTTGATATATACCAACTTGCAAGAAACCAAGGTATTCGTTTTCACCATGCTTGCCTAATGTGGCTACACCTTCTAGCGCGGGCACAATGCTCGATTTCAACCACAGACTACGATCGCCAGGTTCAAAAGGCAAGTTTTTCCAAGCAATGTCCTTGGCGTATTCCCCCATGCCTGCTAGAAGTTGGGAGCTGAGGGAATCTTCAACCCATTCGAAGCTCATTCAAATACTCCAAGATAAAGCGCTTTGAGACGCTCCCCGCCGATTGCAATGTTCTTGCGAACCATACCCTGCGGAGCTTTCTGCGACCAGCCTTCAAACTCGATTTTGTGCGCATACTTTACAGGGCTCCCGAAAGTCAACTTCCAGTCCATGTGAATCGGCAAATATTTTATCTTTTGCTGAAGGCGGGCTTTAGTTACTAGACCGCTAGGGTCCAGGGGTGTAGTCCGATCAAAATTCTTGTTGTTGCCGTTTAAAAGCTGCCAGCTACCCTTTAAGGCCCCAGTCAAAACAGGAGTGTCGTCGACGACTGCGGCGCAAAACCCCATCAAGCGGGCTTTCGCTTCAGCGGACTTCTTCTTCATAACTTTCAAGGTGGCTGCGTCAAACTGATCTCGAAATCCTCTTGCCATTATGCCCCCAGTAGAACTTTGGTGTAGACTTCTTTGTCAGCTACTTCAACTGGCTCGGTTGTTTTAATCTTCCATTGCTTACCGTTTGCATCTTCCCACAGAGCAGAGCGTAAGGAAGCCTCGGGCAACGGGCTTTGGACCAAGGCAATTTTTTGCCCCGTTTGGATCACAGTACCGTTAACCATCGAGTTTTTCGCTTTGTAGTAAAAGCAGAACACGGGGTAGGAGGTGACCTGTCCGGGCCCTGCTGCCCAAGG